CCAAACACTTCCCGCTGGATGTTGGCCCGCTTCCTGTTCTTCATCGTGAAGGTGTAGGAATCAATCCCGCCGTACTTGTTGACGAAGTGAACGGGGATGGAATCAAACCGCTGGCAGGGGCCGATGATGTAGGTGTAAGCGACTGAAAAATCACTCGAACCCGAATCTTCAAAAGCAAGCGTGTAGGAAGACCCTTCGGCGGTGGGGAAGTTGACCGAGCCAGCAGAGCCGTCCGAGCATTGTGCCGATGTCAAGGCTTTGAGATTCATCGGTCCAGCACCAAAGCGAGCGATTGACCCGCTGACGGATGCAGGAAGGGCAACGGTAAAGGTTCTCGTTGGATAGGTAACCTTTACCCTGTCAAAAGGTGTACCCGACTGACCCATGCAGAGGAATCCGTAATCCGTGCCGTAAACCGTGCGACTTGTAGGCGTGGTCAAAGCCCTGCTCACCCCATCCGCTATAAATGACGGGAAGTACAGGCTTCCACTCCAGTCAGCCAATTCCAACTGCTCCAAGTTCCCCGCAAACGCCATCACCCCGCTGACCGTTGTGGTTGCTCCCGTAACGGCGGGCGTGTTCCCGTACTCCTGCGTGAAGTCCAGCCGATACCCCGAATAAAACCCCGAATGGTCCACGAAGCCCGTCTGCGTCAATGATGGGGCGGTCGGGGCTACGAGGGTTTCAACGACCTTCTGAACATCAAAGAACCCGAAGTTGGTGGTCGGTAGTTTGTCACACTTTAACCTTGCCAGCGTCGTGCCTGCGGGGTCCTTGACATCGCAGACATAGCGGTAGTTCGGCTGGGCAATCAGCGAGCCGCTGACCTTAAAAAGCATCTTGTTGTAAACGGGAGTGGCCACAAGGGGCGAACCCGAAAGGACGGATATGGACATGGGTTATCGGGAAGTTGAAAGGCTGACCTGTTTGCCCAAGGTTTCCGAAATAGTATTGACGAGCAAATCTATTTGTTCGTCGGTTAGGGCATTGGTGAGGAACTTGGTGGCATAAAGGCCACGGGTGCGGACAAAGTAGGTGATAGACCTTGCATCTACGAGTTTCTGCTCCTCCACCGTCCGCTTGGCTTTCTTTTCACGGGAATAGGTCGGGGTGACCAAAATCCCTTTGTCGGTAATCCAATCCGCAATGGCTTGGGTCATCGGTCCAACTTGGTCGCTCTTGCCTCCACCCTTCTTCTTAAACGAGAACGGTGAGTTTGGCGCACGGGTTGAACTGACAGTCCCTCGCACTCCTTGGTCCACGAATTTCCAGTAAGGGTTGGCAAGCAAGTTGACTGCAATCTTTTCGGCAGTCAAGGGGATAGGGTCAAAATCAAGGCTTGCGGATAGCGTTCCACCCGCATTCACATCCTTGCCGTCCTCCCGACCCGTGAGCAGGTTCTTTTGTGCAAGTTTGATAATATTCTTCAACCAATCAATCAGCACCTGTTGCCTTGGGTCAACGCCTCCACCTTTCGGGCCTACGGTTATACCAATGGCTTGAAGGTCGGCGGTTTTGACCTCTTTCATGCTGCCGCTTCCGAACTTGGCAAGTACTTTGGTTTCCATGCTGGTAAATGTCCAGCCACGCAAATTGTGTCCTACTTCCTCCGCATCCGCTCCGCTTCCATCCGTTCCGCTTCCAAGATGTCGTGTATCAGCAGGGCGTAGTTCAAAAACTCTACCGCCTTCATCGCAAAGATGGCATCAAACTTTAAGACATCCTTGTTGGCCATTCTCCACACCACCATGAGCCAACCGTAGCCAGCGAGGGGGTTGGTTACTGGCCCTGCATCCCCTTGGTCAGGTGCTTGGAATAGTCGCTCAAAACTTTCAAGTAGGATTCTGAACTTAGCAAAAAAAAACTAACGACCCCCCAAACATCGCCAATCTTGGCGTTGGCTTTGAGCAGTTCGGCCCGCTCTTGGTGGGATGCCCCGTCGTATTTCTTCGGGAAGTAACCGAGGAACCCGCCCTCCCTGCAAAGGGTCGCCATGATGCGGTGCAGGTTTTGGACGAGTTTCTTTTCGTCCGTCGTGTCGGTGTCCATGAGGTCTATTAACTGCCCCGCCGTGAGTTCATCGGTGAACACCGTCGGAATCCACCACTTGCCGCCTGCTTTGAACCGCCTCTTGTAAGCGAGGGTGGGTAACTCGTTCCACTCTGCGATGATGGTCTTGTAACGCTTAGTAAGCCCCTTGGCGGGCATTTCTCGGACGAGCGATACATCAACCCCCTCCACTATCGCCACGACCCCTGCACGCTTGTCGTAGTCCGTGAGGACGGGCGAGAACTCCAGCGCAGCGATGCGTTGGAATTGGTCGATGGTGAGGTCTTGGAGTTTCATAACTTAACGAGCCAACTGGTATCGGTGAAGAAGTGGTCGGGTTCGCCAAGGCAGTCCCGAACCGCCTGCAATACTTCAGGCATATACGAATCGTGTCCCGCTATAAACCCGCCCTGCTTGACCTTGTTCTTCCAAGCGGTGATGTCCTCCACCACCGAGGCGTAAGAGTGGTCAGCGTCAATGTAAACAAAGTCGAGCAAATGGTCCGCATATTGCTGGGCCGCTTGGACACTGGGCAACTTGACCTTGACGATGTTCGGGTAATCGGGTAGCATAGCGTCAAATATATCCTCGCCTTGGCTGACTACACCCCCTCCAAACCAATGGTCAACGCAATCCAACTGACCACAATGCAGGGAAAGAACCCTGCTACTAACCCCCGAAAAACTACCAACTTCAACGCCGTGGTCGGTCGGCTTGATGTACTTCTCGCACAAATCAACGAGGCCATCAATGCGGTTGTTGCCGTTCAAGTAGTCAAGAGGCAAAAAAAACATTCTTGGAACCAACCGCAAGGAGGCAATCTTTTCTTCAAGTTTCATCGTCTAAAAATTTGCTTAATGTCCATGCTCACATTTGCGTAGTTATTGGTCAAGTGGTAAACCTTGCAATGGCCCGCAAGTTCGCCCTGTTCGGTCATCTCAACCATGGGGGCAAATCCCAAAGACCAAATCGGCAGGGAGGCCATTGATTCACGATAGAGGTCGGTATTCGCTATCATCTGCAACGCTTGCGGGTTGCGGCTCAACACCTCGGCGAGCCGCTTGGTGCTGAACATCCAAAAAGCGTGGTAATTATTGCAAAACGGAATGCTTGCGTAGGTCTTACCGTTCCACTCCCGCCACATATTCGGTGTCAAATTAAATGAGATGTCGGGGCTAAATTCGCCTTCCCTGTTGTGGTAGGTTTCAATGCGGGTGAAGGATGGGTACAAGTTGTCCTCAAACATCGCATCGAACTGTGCGGTGAAGTTGAGGAACCCTTCCTTGGGGAGCATCATGTCGTCCTCGAAGTAGGCAACCCAGTCAAAGTGCTGGTACACCTCTGCAATCCTGTGGCGGTGCTTGCTCGTCAGTTCCCAAGGATGTCCCATCGCCGTGTGGGCGTGGAAGGTCACGGGAAGGTGAGCGAGTTCGTGGGCCGCTTGGGGGTCGTTGGTGTCCACGAATATGTCCGACTGCACGGGGTAGGACTTGATGGCCTCAATGACCTTAATCAAATTCTCCACCCTGTTTGGATGGTGGTGGTAGGCGATGTTGGCGAGTAGTTTCATTGCTAAAAAGTTGTCACGAATTTATCAGGCGAGGGCCATCCTGGGTTGGGGTCGTACACGGTCATTCCTTCCCGCTTCCCTATCCAATGCTCGGCCTGCCAGCGGTGTTCCCGTACTGGTTCTCCGAGTTCCCGAATGTGGCTTGACTTGGCCCACCAAAAGTTGCCAGCGAAGTAGGGGTAGCCTTCGGGGTTGTTGTGGTCCCTGATTTCGGGGAATTGCTCGGTGGTGAGCCAATGCGTTCCCACGCAGTCCACTTTCTCCAGTTCCACAAGGGTGCGCTCCCATGCCACGATATTAAAGAATATCATAGACCTGCACCACATCTGCTTGACCAGCGATGGGTCGCTGCCGCCCTTGGTGTGAGCGTACAGGTAGGCGGCATCCTCGGTCTGCGATGCTCGGTACATCTCGGTGAGGGTCGCCTGCTCCCATGCGTTTGTGCGGGTCACAACTATTCTAATCTTTGCCGCCACGAGCGAGTTGTCCAAGATTTCTTTCACGACCTTCCGCTGATCGGGAGGACCGACAATGCCGACACGGATTTCGTCGAGTTGCTCAATCAGCCCGTAATTGCACAGGGCCATCATGTGTTGGTGCATGATGAGTTGCCATTGGCCGCCGCCGCCGCAATAAATGTGGTAATAGTGGATGAGTTTCATTGGGATTTAAGGTCTTGTTTTTGCATATAACCGCAATCCTTGCAAGTCCGCAGTTGAATGGTTTTAAAATGATTAACTAATTTGCCATTAACAATAGTGCCCATTTCAACGGATTGTTGTTCCCATTTTGCCCAATTATGGCCAAAAAAACAAGGATTAAGTTTGATTTTTAGTTTCATTGGGTGAAAAGGAGGGTTAAGATGCAGCCGATGAAGACCAAGGCCAGCACGACCCGACCGATGGCGAGGGCGAGGTCAAGGAGGGATTCGAGGTTCATGCCCCAAAGTTACACCACCAAGTACTTCCCTGAGTTGCTGACCGCCAATTTGTTGAGGGCCACATAGCGCAGGGCATCGCAGGCGTGGTTGTACGAGTCGATGGGGACCCCCGTGTCCTTGCCGTCTTTGTCGGTGGCCCAAGTGTAACTGCGGAGTTCTTTTATCAGGTTGGTGGAATCTTTCGTGACATGAAGGTTGAACCGCTTGACCACATCTATCCCCTGCCTCACGCTATCGGGTCCCTTGGATGCGGGCTTGATATTGAACCCCAAGCGGTAGATTTCCTCGATGCTCTTGGGTTCTGCTGAATCCGCCACAATCTCCCACGCCCTTGTGATGCCGAATTCCT